AACGTTTCCGAGCATTCCACCGACAAAACGCGCCCCGCCAATGGCAGCTAATGCGCCAGCAGCAGCGGCAACGGTATTCATATTTTCAGCAACACTATCCAGCGTACCTGCCAGCATTGCCGACGCGCCAGAGGCTTGGTTGGCACCACCAACCCACGCCATAAAGGAGTTTTGAACCTTCTGAGCCGATCCGCTTACTGTCGCCGGCAACGTATCAAACTCTTTACGCAATTGCTCAACGTTCGTTAGTAGCGGAACGATGCGGTCAGTGGTGAGTTTTCCGGCTTCTGCCATATTTCTCAAACCACCAACGCTTGTCCCCATCCCATCTGCTAACAATTTTGCCAGTCTGCCCCCATTCAGCATGATGGAGTTAAACTCTTCACCACGTAATACACCAGAAGCAAGAGCCTGACTTAGCTGAGTGATAACGGAACTCGCCTCCTCCGTGCTGGCACCAGAAAGCTTTAGTGAAGTTGCGATAGTCTCGGTGACGGAAGCCACATCCTTTGATGCATATCCCGCGTCACGTAAAGAGGAGGCAATACGGCTATATAGACTCGAGTTTGCTTCGAGAGACGTCCCTGTACGCTGGCTAATTTCCATCAAGGCACTTTGAGCTGCAGAAAAATCGTCCGTTGATGTTGACGCCAAGCGAAGGCGACCGCTCAACTGGCTCCAAGTATCTGCATACTGGATTAGCTGATGAGTTGCAAAAGCCCCTGCAAATGCCCCAGCCATGCTCGCTGCACTCGATTTAACCGAGGCCATTTCTGAATTTAGGTCTTGAAGCGCTCTCTGTGTTTGTTTTGTTGCTGCAGATGCCCGCTTTCCTCCTTGTTCCATCGTTTTGTAATAATCATTCCCCATGCGGGAGGCTCGGGCGATCTCGGTTTGAAAAGAACTCGAGTTTGCCGATACCTTGATAATTAATTCTCGCAAAGTTGCCATATTGTCTCCTATACCCCGTCAAATTTACTAAGGCGTTGTTTGTAGTTGTCGCTCATATCAAAGGCGAAATCCTCGTGCTCAGCTTGGAAGGTGCCGAACGCCATTAGCCCAGCAATTGCGGGGTCAATTTTGTTAGAAGATTTCTTTTTGTTGGGCTTAATGTTGGCGTTAGCGTCAGACTCCATCACCACGTTACCAATAGCCCAAGTCAGCACCGGATCACCGTTATGGCGCACCACCTTACGGTTAACGAACACCTCAAAAGATTTCGCTACGGGACTGAATTTCAGATAAGTTTGCGGGAATGGCTCAACATCGAGACCTGCTCCCTGTAGTTGTGTGCGCAGATGCGTAGCGTTCCACGTATCAAAGCCCACCAGCCTGATATTAAAAATCTCTGCATCATGTAAAATATCGTCGCGGATACGGTCATAGTCGATGCAATCACCAGGAGTAGTGCGTATCCATCCCGCCTTTACCCACTGGCGATAAATCGCGCGGTTTTTGTTAGCAACATTCTGAAGTTGAGCTTCTGGCAGGTAGTGGCGGGTAAGTAGACGGATTTCTTTATTGAACGGAAAAACATAGCTAACGCTAGTAATGTCGCTGGTTGAAGATAGGTCAAAACCTGCGTAGCACTCCATTCCAGCTAAATCGTTCTCGCTATAATCCTCCTTGCAGGCATCCCAAGCACCCGCCCCCATCCACGGTGTAGAGCCCTGACACCAGATATTGAAACGCTTGGTGAGCATTTCGACCCATTGAGAGGGGATCCCGCGGGCTTTTTGAATGGTGGACTCAAGCTTTGCTGCATCAACTGATACATTTAAATTGGGATTGGCCTTAATCCACATTTCCGGCTGATCCACCTCATTTTCATCGTCTAACTCATAGATCAAGACAAACAATGAATCATTGCTATCCTCGCCGGATAAAATCTGGCAGCAATAGTCGTAATGCTGTTTACAGGCCGAAACAACGTTACTCCCAGCCGTAGTGATCGCGAACAAAATGGCCTCAGGACGAGCCCCCATCCCCAATTCAAGTGCGGAATACACGCCGTTATCGGGGTGAAGATGATACTCATCCACAATAGCTAAACTGGGGTTTGTCCCTTCAATGGTTGCCGCTTTAGCTGCCAGCGGTTTTAACAGGCTATTATTCTTGGGATAGATAAGCTTGTGAGCTTGAATATTGACGCGTTTTTTAAGCGGCTTTGATAATAAACACATCTGCCTAGCATCATCGAATACGATACGGGCTTGGTCACGACTTACCGCAGCGGTGTAAATATCCTGCTGGCCTTGCTCCATGACCAAAAACCAATTAGCCAGCATCGCGGCAACGGTAGACTTTGCATTTTTGCGCGGCACCTCGATAAAGGCGCTGCTGTACTTCCGGCGCCCAGAATCCTTAACCTTAAAACCCAGCAAATTAGCAAAAGCAAACTGTTGCCATGGTTCGAGATCAATAGGCTTGCCTCGTAGTGGCCCCTTGACGTGTGGACACAAGCGAGAGAAAGCAATAAATCGCTCTACAGTGGGGGTATCGAACTCATAACGGGGGTCATTCAGGTCTGAAAAGTACCTGTTCACGGCCTGTTTTACGCGCTTACAGGCGTTAATTTCCCCTGATTTTATGGCGTTCGCATACTCATGCCATACGGTCAATTTCATCTTCATCTTCCGTTTCTACCGGGTTTCGGCGGCGGCTGACGGGATCAAATCCCAGCAACGACGACATTTTAATCATGATTTTTTCTGCGTCAGACTTCGCGCTTAATGCTGGATTTCGACTCTCTCCGCCTTGGCTGTTCTTGATGCTGAACCCTCGGGTGCCAAGGTCTTCAACCGCTTTTCGATACATCGAATAATTCACGCAATACAATTCAAGGTTGTTCCAATCTGCCGGAGTCAGATCCCCGCGTTCTGCCAGTTGCTTTGCCTTCGCTTTCCACTGTTGCGCGGCTAACTCATTGAGGTAAGCAGGCGGTTTTGGTGGTCTTGCCATAAAAATTTCTCGTTTCCATCGCTTTTTATTTTCAAAAAAATCACTGTGCGTAAAAATTTGATGGGGGGGTCGGTGCCCAGCAATGAGGGTTTTGTCCTGAAAACACCCCCCACCCGGTCTGTGCCGCCTGTCAGCGGTTGCGCATGCATTCTCTTAGCTCCCGTTCACGTTGAGCGTTGCGGGCGACTGGCTGCTGTTGGTGGAATTTGGCGCGATCCTGCATGAAGCTGTCACGGCATTGGCTTAATGATCGATATAGATTCACCACGTCTTTCTCATTCATGTCCAACCTCATATATCCAATCATTGCGCTGGGCTGCTCGTTGCTCTTGCTCCCGATACATTCCAGCCTTTCTATTGGCTTTAGTTATAGGGTCTTGCTGTGTTGTCTTGCGGTTATGATGTGTTTGGCACAAGCCCTGATGATTCCACTCAGGCCAAAACAAAACATCGTCGCCACCATTGATAGGGATGATGTGGTCAACAACTTTTGCAGGAACGTAAAGACCTAGCTTCTCGCAATCCACGCACAGAGGATGAAGCTTGAGGAACTGGAGGCGGTACTTATCCCATTTGGCTGAGTAACCACGCTCACGGCGATTACCTCGCCTTGAGTCATGCATGCGTTGCGCCTGTCGTTTATGCTCATCACACTTACCTGACGGCACCCGCTTGTTACAGCCCGGCTCTGTACATCGGCGTAATGGTTGCCATGGCATCAGTACACCCCCACATCACGGTATACAGACCACAGCGCCGAAATAGCCATAGGGATTTCTTTAGCTTCGATATCGCTGATTGGTGAGCGATATTCATACAGCTGTGAGATGTACATCATGCAGCCAATCTTGATAGCTGGGGTGAACTCCAGACCGTTACTAAACTGCTTGCCGATATGACGTTGGCATACCTCTAGCGCTGCCGCCATGTACGCCTGAATCAAAGCATCTTCATCATTCGAATCAATACGGCAGTGCAGCTTCACCTCTGTTAGGTCGAGTAATTCGCTCATGGCTTGACGCCTCCTTTACACAGCAATTCCAATCGGCTGTAGGGGATATCAGGGATAGCCGCCACAATGTCATAAGCCTGTTTTTCGTGTCCTTTCTGTTGCCATAAGATACGGCTGGCGCTGGTGACATCTGTCCGGTACCGTAACCAAATACGGAACGTGGCCTCAGAACGTTCAGCGCCAGAGGCTATGAGCTCCCGCCCACTGATTGCTTTGACTTCTGCCCAGACGGTAGCAACATCAGCCCAGACTTCCTTCTCCTGACCGGATGGCAATTCGATGGTGGTAAAGTTCTGAATGGTTATGCGATCACGCATTTTTCCTGCTCTCATTTTTCACCGCCTTTGCTGCCTTTCACCTCTACCGTTTGTTTCCATGCCTGACTGAATTCATCACCACCAGTTCGTGGAGGCATACCCTCACGCTCTCGGGCTTCGTTTGGACACATCACACCAGACTTAATACCTGTCTCGTAAGTCGCGTAACGTTCGGTAGGTGTGGCGCGTAAGAGGTCAGCAGAATCAAATTCAACCTGATAGCGGATACCCGGAACGGGTGAGGTAATGAGTAAAGAGGACTTAATCTGTTGCTCAACGTTCGCCAGCCAAGGACGCATGGTCATCGTGAGAAATGCGCGGCTTGCTTCGCTAAAGTTGCTGTAGGTGCTGTTGCTATATTCCTGCAGGAAGATGGGCGAGACGTTGAACATGCGAGCTATGTCTTCAATGGTGAAACGACGAGAGGCCAACCACTCGGCATCCTGATTGCTCATGCCAAGCTGCTCATACTCCATACCACCTTCAAGGATGGGTGTTTTACCCGCGTTACGCGCCCCCTTGTAGCGCTCTAACGCCTCGAGAGCCTTTGCCCCTTTGACGCTATCCAACCACTCACCCGATTTGATAATGCCCGCCGCCATCATTCCATCTTTCATGATGCTGGCACCGTGGCGCTGTTGGGCTAAACCAAGCCCCAATGTTTCACGGCAAATAGTGATAGGGGAGCGCCCCAGAAAACCATCATCAGTGGCGTAGCGTAGGTGCAGAATCTCTTCCTGCAGATAGGTACGCACGTTTCCGGTGTATGGCTCAGTGATAGTGTATTTATAGCGATGTTCAGCAATGCGTTCGGGAACCACTGAACCGGGGGCGTAGGGGTGCAGTGAAATTGGTTGCCCCGTCTTATCCCACTGAATAACGGCGTAGGCGTTACCGTTAAGCAGGCAATGACGCATCATAGTACGTTTAAATTGGTACGGTGTTTGGCAGTCGTTAGGATGCTCGTTGAGTAGAAAATCAACAGGATGATTGCTCAGCCATTCCCGCGCCTCTCGCCCCTTGTCATTCCTCACTTTGTAGAGATAACACGGCATAGTGGCGACGGCTTCACTGATAACAGCCACCGCGTTCATTACAGCCGGAAGAGACTCCGCCGTACCTGCAGACACATATTCACCGGAGCCAGTATTAGGGATACCTGCCATCGCCATGAACTCATCGATAGTCATGCTTCGTTGCTCTGGCTTGCGGCTAAAAGGCCAAATATTCCACATATCAAATCCCCGCTAATTCAGCCCAGCGGCGGCGATTATCGCTAGCACGGCGTAATTCTGGGTGTTGGGCAAAAAGGGAGCGATGTGCAATCTCGACATCAGACTCAGGATAGGCAGGCATCGATGTGACGGTGATTTCCCGTAATTCAGCAGCAGTGACGGTGCGTAGGTAAGGGGATTGGGCAATATCCCAAGATTCTTTCAACGCTCGGAAACCAAAGCTCATGCCTGAAATATCGCCGCGTTCCACCAGCTCGATAACGTCATTACCAAGTTGAGTATTTGGTGGCGTCAGTTCGAAACGCAGACCCGTATCATCCTCAGACAGTTTGAGTGTGCCGGATTTTGTGCGCCCCAATAGCTGTGTGCTGTTGTGTTCGAATAAGGCTCGAACATCTGTACCGGAAGATAGACTTTCGCTGAATGCACCAGGAGCAAACTGTTCTCTGAACTCATCCCAGATAAGTTCTGAAAGACTGTTCCAGCGCACAGCGTAACCCACCAGCTTTTTATTGCTGGCGGTAAGTTCTGAGGTTCTAATTTCAAAATCGATTGTTTTCATTGTGGGACTCCATAAAGGCTAAAAAGGGGCCGTAGCCCCTTTACACATCAGATCAGGACGTAGCGCCTGAGAGCTCAAGTATTTTGATAGCGTTGGAATCCACCACGCCGCCGCCAAGATATTTGTCTGTGTGGACCTTGTAGAATCCCGGTTCCGTAATGTTGTCAGGTCGGGTACGTACACCCGTTGTGTGATCAACAATGAAATAACCGCGTTTGAAATCGCCTACAGCTAAGAAAGGTTTTCCAGCCTCAGCATCGGGCATCGTTTCCAGATATTGGACAGGGCGCCCAAGGAGGGTGTCAGGTGAACCGGCAACTAAACGATCGCGCCAAATATAATCGCCATTACCGTTTTTAAGTTTCTGCAATGTAGCCGCGGTATTGGAGTTCATCACCCATACGGCATTTTTACGGTATTTGGCCTTGAGCTTATACAGGAGATCGATAAGACCATCAGAAGTTACCTCGGCAGTATCCATTTTTTCCAGCGTGCCGAATGGGCGGGTTTTATCGCTGGTGGCCACACGTGGGTAAGCTAAGAAACCTTTAGATTTTTTATCGCCGTCACCATTCACCAAATCGTTCTCTTCGGTATCGGTAAACGTGTCAGCAACTTCGGAAGATAACCAACCCAGAATATCAACTTCGGAAAAATCGAGAATTTCCTGTGTGGTTTTAGGGTATGCATAGATCGGGTTTAGCTTAATATCTACGCGCTCAAGTTTAGGTGTTGATGTTTCTTCTCGCTTTTCGCCTTCGGTACCGCGTTTAACCGTTACACCACCTACCGAGATCAATTTCTGATATTCGTTGGTTTTGGTGGTCTTAACCGTAGCAATAGAGCGCATTACGCTTTCGTCCTGCAACTGGCGCATGATCTCTTTATCCAGTTCAGGGATAACGGTATAGCCACCATCGGCAAGAACGAGCGTGGTAAGGGAGCGAGTGTCACCGGTCATGATGTAGTGACGTAGTTCACTATTGCTCACGCCTTTTTCATCTACAGGTTTACCTGCCTGACTGCGTTCATCGTCGGCAACGGCTTCAAGGCGGGAAATTTCAATATCAAGCGAATCAACACGGGCGCGGTATTCATCAAACTGCTTACCCTCATCATCGTTCAGGCTACGTTTTTCACTATCGGCTTTATCCAGCAGTGAGCGCATCTGAGTTTTAAGGGCGGTTTTTTCCTGACGGAGTTCGAGTAATTTCTTCATGAGTGGTTTCCGTAACAATGAATGTTGAGACGTGAAACCAGCGCGGGAGGGATTAGGCCGTTTAACCTTTTTCTGCATCTCACAGGCTGTAGTCGCTACAGCTTGATTAAACGGCCAAAGTGGCGGCTCACGTCTGAGTGCCACTCATCAAAATATACAGCAAATAAATAATGTAAATAGGGTGATTGTTACCAAGGTAACTATGGGTAATCATAGTTATTATTGGTTATATTTTATTTACAAATCTTTTTTCGTACAGTCCAAAGCAGGAGCCATTTTCTTTCTCAGCTCCTTTAGATTCTCGATGAGAATATCAACCTGCTCTTGAGTGGATGCGATAATTTCACCGGAAAACTCATGGCGCAGACAGTCATGGTGATCCACACAAAAGTAAGCACCTCCATTAACAATGGCTCGATACTCATCATCGGTGAGCAACCATAGCGACTCTGGAATACCAAACATTTCTCGATGCTCAGTAATTTCCTGAAGCATACGTTTTGACCTTTCAATATCGTTCTGGATTTGGTTTTTCATATTTGCAAAATATCCTCATGGTTATGATTAATTACCGACTAATTCCGCGCACCTGTGCGCACTTTCCGCGCACTTTTTAAGTCCGGCATTTTCCGCGCACTTGCATAACTCGGTGCGCACGAGTGAAACCCAGTAGTGGCGCGGCTTTCAGGGTTGATTTTTCCTGTTTGCGCACTTTTTCCGTATATATACATGAAAAGTGCGCAAAACAGGTTATTGCCCAAAAATCCGCGCACCTGTGCGCACTTTCCGCGCACTTTTTAACGCTCCAATCTACCTAACGGGCTAACCTCATCCCCATCGATTTTTATCAGTTCGTCACGCTCCAATTTCTCCAACCAGCGGTTAAACCCTCGGCGTCCGTTATCACCCAACATGGCGATCATATCGTCGCGGAGTAGGGCGCGGGTGCAGTCCTCACCGCTAGCCGTTCGGCTGCGTATACACTGCCATAATGCCGTATGGTTTTTAGATAGGTTCGCCACGACAGACAATTCCGGATCCTCGTCTTTCGCCTCACGTGGTACATCGATAACCACCAGCGAGCAAATTAGCTCACCATCATCATCAGTGAACAACTCCGCCGTTCGCAGGTCGTAGGCTCTTTGTGGCTGTTCTTCTGAATCCTTCATTTTGGTGCAGGTCAGAACTAACGCGCCACCGTCACCCTCACGCTTTACATGAAACTCAGCATCTAACGCCGCTCGGAACGCACTAGAGCCGCGCGCACCTTTCCCCTCGTCTTTGCCTGAGTGATGCACCACCAGAAGAGTAGCCCCTGTTTCTCGCTTGATTAGGTCGCATCCCTCAATAAACGCCCCCATGTCTCGTGCGTCGTTTTCATCGTTCCCACCAAAGCAACGCGCCAGCGTATCAATGACAATAAATTTCACAGGTTCACCCGTTGTCGCCTCTACCTGTTTGGCGGCAATAACAACCTGATTAGCTTCATCTGGACGAACAGGAAACACAGGACGGTTAACAAGATAAAAATTATCGAGCGGTACCGCATCGTTGTAGACGTTTTCCCATGCTTTAATGCGGCGTGGCACACCTATACCACCCTCACCGACGATATACAGCACAGAGCCACCAGACACACTCTTGCCTGACCATTTAAGCCCTGCCGCAATATGACAAGCCCACGACACCGCAAGAAATGATTTATACGAACCACTTGGGCCATATACGCTACACAGGCTATTTGATGGTAGGTGGCCTTTTATTGTGTAGTCCTGCTGGCGGTCATACCCCGTTGAGCCAACACTTAACGGGAGTGTTGTTTTCTTTATCCCTACAGGCGTTGGCGGGAATAATAACGTCACACGGCTATCTTTCAGGATCCCCGCCGCCTCAGATTTTCCGATCACGCTTTCCACCAGCTCAAATCGTCTTTCTCTCGCCTGTTCGGGATGGCGTACAGACATATAACCTGCACCCTGTATATCGTCATATCCGGCTTTACGTAGCTCTTCCAGCTTGCGTACCAATACGCCTACCGGTTCCGTTTCACTCGTTTGGTTAACTGCGGCGGATAATGTCACCTTGTCCAGCTCGCCGCCCGTTTGCATCCAACGATAGAGACAGCAAAAAACAGCATCAGGGATCTTTTTTACAGCGCTCATTTTTTACCTGCCTCTTTTTTTGCCGTGAGAACAGCACGTAGGGATTCGATTTTTTCTGCGGTCTTATTTCGTTCATTCCATTGGGCGAACGTCATTTTTTCCACAAGGGTAAATTCACGCTGTAAACGCCCTAACGAACATACGCATTCATTTGCATAGCCTTGACGCTTGTATGTCACCCGTTCACCAAAAACATAAGTGATTTCTATTAGTGAACCGTGGCTATCTTTATACTTATCGCCCTTTTTAGGTTGAGCGTGACCACCAGCAACTAAGCCGGAATTTTTTATAGTCATGATTTTTACTCCGTTACCGTGCGGTGATCTTATAGCCAGCCTGTTCGGCAATCTCAATTAGCCCGAGTATCGTTGCTACATGTTCATTAGGGCGTAATTCTCGCTGGTGGGTCTTTTTGCCATTTTCGGCATGAACCAAAATATCGCCCGTAAACCCTTCTTGAATAGCGATGGATTCATACGCATTTTTTTTGTATCCCGCTCGTTCTGCTAACTCCATAAACGCATCAACGCTAGCCACAATGTGATCGCTAGGTATCAGCGTACTAGATACAACGCGCCCATTGAGAACCTGCAAAAGAATGCGACCAGTAATCGCAGGATCAATCCGTAAGGTGCTCAGGTCAGATACAGACATGTTACGCATGCAGCACCCCCGTAATATCTTCTACGACCGATGAACCGTGAACGTGCCATGACATACCAGTGATGGGGTCATACCATCCGACCTGATAGGGCGTTCCGGTACGGATTTGCGCAGCGAATACCAGCGACCAGCCAATAAAGCGTTTACGGGCTTCATCCTCGGTATTGGCCTCAGTACGTACAACGATAGGCGTTACATTTGGGTGCCCCGTTGGGGTAGCCAAAAACAACCATGTGAATGCTGGGCGTGGTGGTGTGTTACTATTTATCTTAGTCATAGCGTTACCTGTTCTAGCGTTGTGATAAGAAGCCCCGTTAGTGTTGGTAGCACCTGCGGGGTTTCGCCTTTTGTCTACACTATTAATCATAGTGTAGACAATTAAGCCTTCCATTTGTCTACACGTCAAGCTTTTTATGTCTACACTTTTCATGTAATATGTTTGCACCCTCAATAGTGGAGCAAGACAGATGGCTACAGGCATGAAAAACACAAAATCACAAACGATCTCAACGCGTGTCCCGCATGAAATTGTTGAAGCTATAGAATCGGTAAAACGTGATGGCGAAAACACAGCTACATTCGTTATTGCAGCCTTTCGCGGTGAAATAGCCCGTCGCCAGCTCGGGGACGTTGGATATGATGCGCTTGCTTCTGCCGTTCGTACTCTCGCCAGCATCGCAGATACCAGCGACAAGGCAGCGAAAGAACTCGAAGAAATTTCACGCGAAGCGAGGCAGAAAATAGAGCAGTTACACGCAAGGCCAAAGCGCTGATTACTGACTCTATATCGTGCGCCGTTGCCTCCCCGTTCAACGAGATTGCAACGGGTGTCACGCAGTGTCACGCAAACCAGCGGGAATGGCGCAGTTGATTTAGCACCACCAGCTAACAAGCTATTGACCTGATCGATCAGCGTGATAAGCTGGCTAGGCATTTGATAAGCGTTTCTACATTGGCGGCCCTGCAAGGCCGCTTTTGTTTTATTGGCCATCATCATTTTTAGCGTCCTCCAGTTCCTTATCGTGAGTAAAAACCCCGTCCCAATTCTTTTTCATCGGTAGCGATCCCTTTAAATACTTGCGGTACAGCCACACAGCCCCCTTGTGCAAAAGAATGGGCTTATGTGCTTCAAAAGATTCTTTGTCTTGTTTGGCTATCGTGTGAGAGGTTTCCGTTAGGTATTTATCTCGGGCGTAGGAATACACGCGCCAGCGGGAATGGTGGTTATTTTGGCGATCGTCATACAACCAACCGGCAGACTTGAGAAAAGCATTAACCTTGCTGGTGTTAACGCCGTTCAGCCGCTTACAGAACTGGGCAGGGCTTAGCCCCTCGGTGAACAGGTTTTCAAGATGCCCGATGTATCGCGCCTGACGGTGTACGTAAGTGATTGCCTTGTTTTTGGCCTCATACTCGTCAGCCCATGCACGAGCTGCAGCGGCAGGATCTGAAAATTTCGGCGTGGACATATCGGTAGTCTCTCCACGAGAAAAATAGCTTTCCTCCATTTTCTCGAAAAATTCCCATGCCTCATCGGTATCAACGATTTTTGACATACGGGCAGCGCCGCGTTCTGTCCAGAGGGTAATACTGCGAACTTTGCTCGATATTTGTGCGTCAGTATTACTGACTCTCAAAGCTGCCAGCTGTACTCCCTTGCAGGTAAATACGTGTACACCCTCAATAAAACGAGCCTTGTTCGCTGATAAATTGGTACGGATATTTGTTTCTTGAGTGTTGTAACCCATTGCCAATGTCTCGGTGGTAACGACACGAGCGCCGCACCATTCAATGACTGGTAGGTCATTTATCGAAATATTACCTACCTGATTTTGGGCGTAGGGAAGCCCCTGACCGTCAGGTCGCTTTTCTATTGGTTTCATTTTTATACCCTGCTAATAAACGATTATGGTTTGCTATCCAGTAGCATTACGATTGGCGTACAGAATCCATATACATATCGAGATCTGATTTCAGGTAAATAGTTTTTTTCTTGCCAACTTTGTAGAAGGGGATTTTTACGCGGCCTGTACAGTGCCAGTTCGCTAAGGTACGGGGACTGATACCGATATACTCGGCAGCCTCTGGGCGGGTTAGTTTTTCTTTGGTTTGAATTGCTTTCATAGTGTTTCACCGTGATGAATGGTTAATGACGGTGAAACTATGTGATGAATTTTTAAATCTAGCTAGATGGCATAGCGGTTACGCTACCTGCATAGCGACTATGCCACCCCCATATTTACCGCCCTAGTCGCTCATAGCTATCAGGAAAAACAAGCCGTCCAGATTTATATTTTTCTGGTTTTGGTGGAGTGAGTCCTTCCTTCTTTATCCAACGAAGCAATGAAGTTCTATCAACCTTTCCTGGGTAATGCTGGGTTATATTTCTTATCATCTCATTTTTGGCCATACATGGGTTACGTTCCCATGTTAGTTTCATTACTTCAACGATCTCATCATGGTATTTGTTTCTTGGCTTTTGTGCCGTATCACGCATTTTGTTGTTATATGCAGTATCTTCTAAAAGTTTAACTGCTACTGGATAGTATTTTTTTCTTAATTCATCTTCATAAATGCTATCTAAAATAGCCTGTGCCATTTCAGCATAACCATGCGATAGTAAAAATATAGATGCTTGCATCTTTTCAGCGGTGGTTTTATCTACTGGTTTTCCTACTTTTTTATGTAGCTTAATTAAACCTTCTTTATCATCATGTTTTTTTAAAACATCAACTAAACCTGCGTATTTATCATCTATCTCCATAGTGACAATTGGCTCATATAGATCCCTATCGATAGTAAAAGCCCTCACTAACTGATTAAGATCATCTCCTATAACGCTTATCCGCATAGCGTTTTTTGCTGCAATCTTGATTTCACGATCAAGACCTTGTAAAAATTCCGCAGAATCAATCAT